ACCATGTAGATCTTCTTTATCGATAAGTGTGGACTCTGTATTCTCTCTGAGTGCTTTGTCGACTTTTGTGATCTTTTCTTTGAGTTTCTTTGCATAATGCCTTTTATCCTCTGCCTGTTTAGTAGCTTTTGCTGCTCGTTTTTCTGCATCTCGTAACCTCTTTTGTGATTGTTTACGTGCTTTTACAGCGAAAGAATAGTAGTAATTTGATTTAGGTGCGTTGGGATCTTTCTTAGGTCTCCCACGCTTTCGTTGTTCGGTCATTCGTCTATTGTTTGGATGTGTCTGCTTTACGTGGTTTTTGATAATCTTTTTTTGGTGCAAAGTATTTTTTACTTTGTGTTCTATCATACCCAGTTAAAGCATCTATACCTTTTACAACTAAGTTTAAAACACTATATTTACCTAACGGTGATCCTGTTGGGTTTTGTTCTGTTTTTTCAGCCATCGATCGTTACCCCTTTCTTGGGTGGAAGTAGTACAACACCGTGTATAGCTTGTACATTTACGTTCGTTGTTTCTTGTTTACCCAGTCCGACTCTGTTTAAAAGCGATTCTGCAGCCCTGAAGCGTAGGTCATCCCCTCTTTCAGGTACTGGGTTGTCAATTGTGCTTACAAGGCGTGTAGCCGCCTTAAATGCGTTCATAGACAGCACGTTTTGTGTGCGTCTGATAATCTCGTCTGCTAGTGAATTACGCAACCATGTGACTGATCCCTTTGCATATCCTGCTTTAAGGGCTGCATCGGTTACATTTCCACCATTATCGAAGAGGTTTTCAAGAAACTGCTCTTGTTGTGGTGTTATTTCACGTTCTTTTTTTGGTTGTTTGGCTAATAGGTTTGTCACAAGTATATGCTCTTGGTTGCATGTGAGGTCTATATTCAGGCATTTCAGTAATTATTTCGTAAACACGAGCTAAACATTGATCGTGGGTCTTGTATGGCCCTCTCACGTCTCTTAAATGTTCACAATATTGTGGTATTTGTGGCATACCCCACAAACAAGCTAATACAATTGCTTCAAACATGTCCTATCTTACCTGAAATACAACGAATGATCAATCAAAAAAGCCAAATACACGTTAAAATACAGTAAATACTTGGTTGCATGTGCTTTTATTGAGTATTCGTTACTTTTATAATAGGAATATACAGATAAATAGTCAAGTGATAAATTATTTTATTGACAAAACGTAAATCTGACTATACAATCGGAGTGTAACCCTCCGGGAAATACACCATACCCCCAAAATAACTGTTCTTAGTATAGGGAGAGGACTGCCCTGCAACGTTAACTATATAGGTTATCCCAATACGTTGCACCATAATGTGTACAAGTAACTAATTTATACAAAAATATGTCTAGATTGCATGCAAGTACTGGTACACCCCTAGTGGCTCTTACCCACCCCTATAGCAATATTTTTACGCAAATCTTTCAATGATAGTTGACGACCAAGGCAGACAACGAAAAACGCCAGAATTATAAAATGTCTACATCAAATAGATGTTATTGCGTCTTACATGAGATTATTTTTTTACTTCTATTGACATTTAATTATACAACTAATTCTAAAAGGTATCTTTTTGATGTTCACATTGCGTGTATTTACTCGTACAGAGAATAAAAGAATAATCATTTAATATTAATCATTTAAGTATTTATTAAAGGTATACGCAAAGAAAAACCCCCTTAACTAATGTTAAGAGGGCTATTTGGAGGATTAACGATTGAACGTTAATACTATTATTGCACTAAATCAGTATTTAATGCAACAAGTTTATATTCACCAGACTTAATTTTTTTTCTGGTTTCGTGGATATCTTCACCAAGAAATACATTTCTATATCTTCCAGTTGTGCTTGAATAATCCCAATATTCTTTGTCAAGATATATTTGATAAGTGTCCCCATCGTCAACCTTAGTTGCAACAATTGAATTGTATGATTGAAAGATAGTTCTTTTTAAATAGTCCGATACTTCAGTAATTACGAATTGATTTACTACTGGTTTACCTTGCCTATTTTCCATATTTTTTACTTTAATCATTTTCATTATTTAACCCCTTCTTTCTTTTTAGATAAAGCAATTAACTCTTCTAAATCGTATTGATGGTGTTCTTTAGCCATAACAACCCTAGAATTATCCTTAAAGAAATAATAACGACCATGATTTAAATCATCTTTTAATAACTTAGCATCTTTTTTGGATACGGTATTTGCTAACTTATTTTTTAATATTTCAACTATTTGATCGCTAGTAGTATTAATTGAAATAGTACCAAGATGATCGTTATTTTCATCGTACATACGAATATAAAAACAACCAAAATCACCAAATAAAACGTATTGCATTGTGATACGTTGCCCACCAATTCGGCTAACTTTAAAATCATTTTCTTTTAGATATTCGTTTTTATATAAAGTTATTGAAGTTTGATATTTTCCAAACATGTTTATTTTCTCCTATGAAAAAAGGCTAGATTAATTTCTAACCTAGCCTTATTAAATATTATTATTTTTATTTGGTCAAATACTTTTTTTTAAACAAATTCTCTTAAAACATATTTTTTATTTATAAAATATCTGTCCAGAAAAGTATTATATAAAACAACTCCTTCATTCATTAATACTTCAAGCCAGTCATTAACAACGCCTTTTCTAAAGCCAGTACGTCTGACAATTGAATTGACTTTTAAGCCATATGAAGCTTGTGACAATACAAAAAATATAAGCCTTTTGTCAGTATTTATTAAACCAATTGCTTGATAATGTGACCAAGCTTGACGTAATGACTTAGCCATATCAAATATTCTGACACGACTACGACTAGATTTACCGTATTTCTTAATTGCATTCTCGCTAACTATTTCAATACCTTCGATAATATCGGATATTTTTCTAACCGTACTCATTTCATCTGGCTCATTCTGAGATTAGTTATTCTATCAGCAATGACAATGCCATTACAAGTATCGCAACAACGACCGTCAGCTAAAGGTAAAGCATTATTGCCTTCGTACCAATAGACATCTTCATTAGGATTGTCTAAAGCTTTTCCCAAATATTTAGGTTGAATAGTCTGGTTACAAACCACACATATTACAAGTTTTGATTTATCTATAGTCATATTTTTCCTTCCTATTTAAAATGAAAATATTAAAGATAAAATGACGACAATAAAAAATATTATCGCCACTTTGTAAATTGTTGAAATAAAATCTTGCATTAGGCTACTTCCAATTCTTTCCAAGCATCACATTCGATAACGTCTCTTACTTCATCGTTACGTGTTCTTTGTACAGATGGAACATCAGCCGTTGATTTACCAGATCTAATTTT